TGTATATTTCTTTATAGCCTTTTTTGTTGAGTTTGAGTCCTCGTTTGATACGTTTTTCGAGGAAATCGGTAGCGCACATTACAATACCGCAATGCTCTTCTAAGAGGTTGTAAAGGGTGATAAAGAAGTATAATACTTGGTCGTTTACTTTGTCGAACTCGTCTAATAGAATTACTGGGGTTTCAGTAGATTTTAGCACGCGTACGGCTTCGTTTACCATTTCGTTTACAGTGAGCCCGCTACTGTCGCGCCCCATTGCTGCAAGGAGTTCGCCCATAAAGGCTTTTTTATTCCAGAACTCGTTGCACTGTACCATATAGGCGTTGGGGTTTTCTTTTTCGTAAAGCTGCATTGTTTTGGTTTTTCCACTACCTGCAGGAGCGATGATAGCATATACTTGGCTGTGCTCTTGGGCATCGCTAATAAGGGCTGTGAGGGTTTGGTAAGCGGCTGTTTCTACACACACCCAGTCTTCTTTGGCGAATATTTGGGCTTTGATGAGTCGCCACATTTTATCGGCTATACTGTCCCAATTGCCTTTAAGTACTTGGGTAATAGTGGCAGCTGATACGCCTTTGAGGGCATTGGCGGCTTTGTTTTGGTTGCCTTTGCGGTTGCAAAAATCGTTGAGGGCTTGGGCGATTTGTTGTTTTTCTTGTGTGTTCATTTTATCAATGTTTATTTATTAATGATTATAGTATATTGCTGATGGTTATGGGGGTGCTTTCGAGGGCTTCCCATTGCTCATCGTCCCAAATGGTATTAGAAAGGGTTTTTTGGTAGCTGCCAAAGGTGTCGGCAGTGGTAAGTTTTCTGTTTTTTCTACGACTTTCTACTCCTTTGACGGCGGGGAGGCTTAGCCCTTGCTGGTGGGCGCTCATACCGAATTTTTCTAACAACTCTTCGGTAGTGTCGCGACGGCTAATGCGTTTCTCATCGGTGAGGCTTTGTACTTGTTTGAAGTAGGCAGCTTCAAAGTCGTCTTGCTCTTGTATATTGCGGTGTACTTCTTTCTTAATTTCGGCACCTGTTACCATTTTAAGCCCTAATGGGGTATCTTCATAAAGGTATATAAGGTCTACATTGTCGGGGTCAAACTTCACTACGAATTTTTTGCCTATATTCTTTTCTAACCAATCAACATCGGGCAAGCCGTCTGAACGGTAGACCATATAGCTGTATTTTTGTTTCTTTTCAGTGAAGCTTATGCCCGAAGCATCGCAAGTGATAGGCTCTTTGCGGGTGATCCAAAAGAGGGAAATCATATCCCACATTTCTACTTTTTTAGTATCGGGGTTATAGCTTTCGTAGTACATTTGTATGCGTGGTTTGCCTGTTTTTGGGTGTGGGGCTTCGTTCCACTCACGCCTGCGTTGCACGTAACGTTCTTTTACCTCATCAAGGGTAGGTAAGCTCTTTTGATTGGCAAGTATATACTCCATATTGGCTTTACTCTCGTCTTTTTTGGTAGTGATATTCATACCCGAAAAGAACCAATCACGCTTTAGGTACTGACTTTGCAACCTGCCGAATACACTCTCAATAGTTTTTGACTTACCATTGTAAGGCTTAGTGGCAGTTTGTACTTGTGCTATCTTAGTAAGGAAGTCGCCAGAGGTGAGTTTCTTATGTCCGCCTTGGTTATCGTGCGCTATTTGGTAAGGGCGATAGCCTGCCGTTTGCACTGCCATTTTGTAGGCATTGTATTGGGCTACATAGTCTTCTTTAGGGCCTATGTAATACCCTAAAAGTACTTCGCTGTAGGCATCTATTACTTCATATACTTGGCAGGTAGCCATTTTGCCGTTTTCGTCTAAATAATAGTAGTTGAGTTTTGTACCATCGCTGTACCATAGGCTGTCTCGCATTGTAGGCAGTTTGGTTTTGTGTTGGAAGCCGTACTTTTCTTTGTAGGCGAGCTCTCCGTAACGATGTCCCCACCATAGGGGCTGTATTTCCTCATCGTATAGGTAGTTGTAAAACGTTTTTTCATCCTTAATGAGTTTCCACCCTTCGGCGGTAGCTTTATCGTTATACTCGGCGTGTAATTGAGTGAGACTCGCACATTTATTTACTTGGTTGCACCAACGGGCGAGTGTCCATTCGGCAGCTATTCCTGTGAGTTTAGCGGCAGTTTTATTGAGGTATCCGCTGTGTATAAGCCCCTCGTAACCTGCTACAGGGTAGCGTTTGGAGGTTTTTATACCTTTGAAAGCAAGGGCTTTGGCTTTTAGGTCGCGGGGGTTGGTAGGCAGCTTGTGTTTATAGGTATGGCGGGGGAGTTGAGCAACTACGCTTGCCATATTGTCCCACA